ACTAAATCATTTATACCTAATGTAGACAAATATAAAACAGTAGGCGATAAGTCAGGTCGAATGATTCCAGCTGGAGTAGATGCTATTGAATTAACTGCAAATACAGACCCAATACAATATCCGACAGGCGAACCTATATCTGCTACATCAACAAGAGCAGCAATTGCTGCAGGTGATTATCGTAGATTCAAAGAATCTTATCCAGGCATAACAGATGAAATTCTTAAAAATGTTTGGGAAATATTCACAGGCAAAATGATTGAAAGCATTTTTTCTCGAGAATGGTGGGCTTCACAATTAGCAGAAGATATAGAATCGGTAGTAGAAGGATATATGGATGCTAAAACTGCTGAGAAACACAAAAAGAAAATTGCGAAGCTACGCAAGTTTTTAGATAAAAATACCGGTAAAGAATTTGTATATGATTTTGATACATATGATAAAACTACATTTGGTGTTCCATTAACAGAAGGAGTATTGCTCACGGAAGGGGGTGCTGGGGGGCATATGGCTCATCCGTATGAAGATCATGGCTTAACTTTTAACGAAATGAAAGAGTTAATTGCTCGAGCGTTAGAGGGTCAATTGGATATAGAAGAGGCAGTAACAGAAAAGACAGACGGCCAAAACCTACAAGTAACATGGAAGAACGGACAAGTAGGATTTGCTCGCAATAAAGGCACAATTAAAAATCCACTAACAACACAAGAACTAATTAGTAAGTTTGAAGATCGCGGACCTATATCAGATGCATTCCGAGAAGCAGGACAAGATTTACAAGCAGCTTTTGAAAAAATAGATGGTGCTAAATTAGATGAAATATTTAAAAATGGTCGAGTATTTGCAAACATGGAAATTATATATCCTGCAACTAAGAACGTTATTAATTATGATAAATCACATGTACAGTTTCATAATTTAGTTGAATATGACGAAAATGCAAATAAAGTTCAGACTGATATGACTGGCGGAGCATTAATTCAAAAGATAATTGAAGATGCAAATGCACATATGCAAAATACATTTTCATTTATTCCTCCACAAAAAATTAAATTAGGACGTATTGCAGATTTTGAAGATCAACAAGCAGCATTATTTGCAGAAGTAGATCAACTTAAAACGCAATTTGGACTTAAAGAGACTGATTTAATTTCTGAATATCATCGTGCTTGGTGGAGAGACGTAATTAATACAAAAGCTCAAGAATTAGGATATGATTTATCAGATGATTTGAGAGATACATTAGTAGATAGATGGGCATTTAATGATAAATCAACATCAATAACAGCTGTTAAAAAACAAATTGAAAATCCTGAATTTTTACAATGGGTAACAGATTTTGATCAAAAAGATTTTAAATCATATCAAAAACAAAACATGGAACCATTTGAATCAATCTTCTTGAGATTAGGAGCTCTTGTATTATCAAATGTATCTCAAGTATTAGCTGCAGATCCAAGTAAATCTACACAAGAAATTAAAAGAGATATTGCTACATTGATAAAGCAAGTACAACAAAGCAAAGACCCAGAAATTCTTAAAAAAGTTGAATATCAATTAAAAAGAATTGAAAAATTAGGTGGATTAGATAAGATAGTTCCGATAGAGGGAATTGTATTTACATTTAAAGGTGATACATATAAGCTCACCGGAGCGTTCGCTCCCGTGAATCAGTTGATCGGCATATTAAAATATGGAAGATAATAAATGGCACTAACACAATTAAAAACAAAAACTACACAAATTGTAGGACTGATAGGAATTATTGGTGCGTTAATAACTGGTGTTAGTTATTTATCTCCAGTTATTAATTATATAAAAAATATACACAAATCTGCAACAACTATCGATAGTATTCAAATAAAGTTAGAAAAGTATGATGAATTTATTAACATGTACCAACAAGAACAAAAAGAAAAAAAGAATTCATTTGCAGTTGGTTTAAGAAGTTCAAAAGAAACACATCAATTGATGTATATTGATTTAGATGGCGGTATATATCGAGCTTGGTTAGATAATGAAACAAAACGTTATTTTTATTATGATGTTAATGGTGTTCCGATATATTGTTATACAAAAGAACAAAAACATTATTCTAAATCAGTACCAGCGTTAAACATACAACCAATACAATTACCAGACACTACAATAAATAGCATTTTATCTATAGAATGATATTTATATAAAAAATAGGACTTTCAAATGGCAGAGAAACATAAGTCAAAATATAAAGCACCAAAAGATTTAGAAAAATCAACGAAACCAACTCCTCGTAAAGATCTTAAAGATTATGAAGGAGATGAAACAGAAAACATGGTACCAAATTCTACTGGTGAAAAGCAAAAGAATGTACTTCGTAAAACTGATAAAGAAGTGATTGATAACGGTTCATTAGTTCCAGATATGAAAGATTCTGACAGAGCTTATAAACCAGAAGGTAAACATGATTCAAAACATGCTGCTAAAGTAATGTCTAAGCGTCAAGATGATGATGAAAAAGAAAATAAAGACAATATCAAAGATAAAATTGAAAATCTAACAAGAGAACAAAAAGAACATTTAGTTAGAGAAATAATTCGTCGTAGAATCAAAGCAGTACTTAAAGAACAAGAAGAGCCAGAAGAAACTCCTACTGAAGAGCCAGAACCAGAAACAGAAACACCTGCAGAAGAACCTGCTCCAGCTCCAGCTCCGGCACCTTCTCCGGCAGAAGCTCCAGCAGAAGAAACACCAGCAGAAGAAACACCAGCAGCAGAAGCCCCGGCAGAAGAAACTGATTCAGATTCAATGGTACAATTAAATAAATTTGTAACATTAGTTAAAAATCAACCAACATCCCCAGAACAAATAAAGATGATATTAAAAGCTGTACAAAAAACAGGAACATCTACTGATGAACAAGGAAATGAGGTTATTAATCAAGACAAATTAAAGGAATTATATCGTTATTTAAAAATTGCTGCAAATAGAATGTTCTTAAAATATTCATAAATAAAATAAAACAAAGTTATGTCAAAAAAGTTACAGAATGTCGATGCAGTTAACAAAATATTAGCTGGAGAGCATAAATTCCAAACAAAAAAAACCCACGGATTTTCAGAATCTAAAAAAGATACTAAAAAGCGATTAGTTGGAGAAACGTGGGAAGAAACAGAACCTAAATCTGGAATCACATATCTTTATGAACAAAAAGATGGTTATGTGATGAAAACTAAACGAGGTTCTGAAACACTTCAATCTACTAGAGACTCATTATCAACATTTTCAAAATGCCCTAAAGAAACATGTACATGTAAATCACCTAATTATTTAGATCATAAAATGAAAATGATACATAGTATGTGTTTTGATTGTGTTGTTGATATGGAAAATAAACTTCGAATTGAAGGTAAATTTAATGAGTATGCAATAAACAAAATGAAAATAAATGCAACAGAATGGATTAAACGTGCTGAACAAGATGTTGAACTACTAAAACAAGCATATACTAAGACATATGAAATTGTATCAAACACAGATGGTAAAATAGAAACAATCGATGCAAGAATGACTCCAGCAGAATTTGCTGATAAAGTAGAACGAGAATTTCAAGAGTATCGAGAAAAATTCATGTTAGAAGTTGCAAAATTGGAGAATCAAAATGATTAAAAAGTTATTATTAAAATCATGGAATTGGTTGAAAGACCAAACAACTATTGATGAAAAAATTGAAGAAAAAGTTGATAATATTACAACAGAAGCTAAAAGACGATATAGCAGAGTTAAAGAAGAGATTAAAGATGTAAAAAAATCAGCATCAGAAGTTATCAAACAAGCCGATGATGTCGTAAAAGCAGCTGCTGGATCTAAGAGAAAGGGCAGAAAACCATCTACGAAGAAAATTACAAAAAGTACACTTCGTGCAATGAAAAAAGCAGAATTAGTTAAAATTGCTAAAAAAGAATTTAAAGTAGATCTAGATTCTAAACTAACAAAATCAAACTTAGTAAATAAAGTATATGAATTATACCATAAAAAATAATGAATCAATTTTTTAGTAATATAAAGAATATTATCATAATAGTATTGATTGTAATGATCATTTTATTGAAACAATGTAATGGATCATTAATTGATTTCAATTTATTTGGTAATAAAAATAAACAACCTGATCCAATTGAAGGAACTGTTATTACTAAAATAGAAACACGTTGGGACACATTAAAATTTGATAGTTTAGTTTATGTCCCGAAATGGAGAGTAAGAGTTGATACGGTACATGATACTACTTTAAAATATATTGATACATTATCTATATTAAAAGATTATTATGCAACATATTTTTACTCAGATACATTAGAATTAGATTCAATTGGTAATATCATAATCAATGATACTATATCACAAAACTCAATCACATTCAGAGAAATTAATCCAAACATCTTTATTCCAAGTAAAATAATTACAAGAGATTCATTAATTTCTAAAAATGAATTTTATTATGGAATTGGATTAACAGGTAATCAAGAACAATTCAATTACATTGGCGGTGAATTACTTTACAGGAGTAAACGTAAAAAAGTAATTGGAGCTGGATTAGGTGTTAATCAAAATCTACAACCAGTTGTTTCTTTGAGATTAATGTGGAAAATTGGTAAATAATTTATGGCAACACAAAAAGACATAAAACAAATAATCGCGGAACAGTATCAGAAATGTGCTTCAGATCCAGTCTTTTTTATGCGTAATTATTGTTATATTCAACACCCCGTTAAAGGAAAAATAAAATTTAATCTTTATCCATTCCAGGAACAATCATTAACAGATTTACGTGATAATAGATATAACATTATATTAAAATCAAGGCAGTTAGGTATATCAACACTATCTGCAGGATATGCATTATGGGCAATGTTGTTCAATGAAGACTTTAACGTACTTGTTATTGCAACAACTCAAGAAGTAGCAAAAAATCTTGTTACTAAAGTGCAAGTAATGCATGACAATTTACCTTCATGGTTAAAAGGTAATATGACAGCAAATAACAAGTTGTCATTAAAATTCAAAAATGGCTCACAAATAAAAGCAATTTCTTCAGCATCTACAGGTGCACGTTCAGAAGCATTATCATTATTGATTGTTGATGAAGCTGCATTTATCAGAAATATTGAAGAAATTTGGGTAGCATCACAAGCAACTCTATCTACTGGTGGTGGTGCAATAGTACTTTCAACACCTAATGGTATTGGTAATTGGTTTCATCAAACATGGGCAGGTGCTGAATCTGGACATAATGGATTTAATACAATTAGACTTAGATGGGATGTACATCCAGAACGAAATCAAGATTGGCGGGAGAAACAAACTCGATTATTAGGTGAAAAAGGTGCAGCGCAAGAATGCGATTGTGATTTTATTAGTTCCGGCCACACTGTAATTGATGGTTCAATATTGCAAGAATTTGAAGCAAAATGTACAGAACCTATAGAACGAAGAGGATATGATAATGGATATTGGTTATGGAAATATCCAGATTATTCTAAAGATTATGTAGTAATAGCTGACGTCGCACGTGGTGATGGTGCTGACTTCTCTACATTTCATGTTATCGATGTTGAAACGATAGAACAAGTAGCAGAATATAAAGGAAAACTTCCTCCTAAAGATTTCGGCAACATGTTAATAAGTGTTGCATCAGAATGGAATAACGCACTACTTGCAATTGAAAATGCAAACATTGGATGGGCTGCAATTCAACCTGTAATAGATAGAGGATATCAAAATTTATTTTATACATATAAAGATGATGGATATGTAGATGTAGATGTACAACTCAGAAAAGGTTATGACACAAAAGATAAATCTAAAATGGTGCCTGGAGTATCGACTACAGCTAGAACAAGACCATTAATGATATCTGCCCTTGAAATGTACATGAGAGAAGGTTCTCCTATTATTCATTCAAAACGACTTATACAAGAACTATTTGTATTTATTTGGGAAAATGGCAAAGCACAAGCACAACGAGGTTATAACGATGACTTAGTTATGGCATTTGCAATTGGACTTTGGTTACGAGATACATCATTAAAATTAAGACAACAAGGCATTGAATTAAATAAACGTGCTTTGACACAGTTACAAAAAACAGACTCAGTTATTTATACCGGGAACAATCGACCTAAAGATATTGGATGGGATTGGGATAATGGCTACGGCAATGAAGATTTAACATGGCTTATTAAGTAACTTGATATTTATTAGTATAAAAGAATAAATACTATGGCGTCACTTAGAAAACGATTACAAAACTTATTTTCTACAAATGTAGTTGTCAGGGCTTATGGCAAAGATAAACTTCGTGTAGTTGATACTAACCGCCTTCAATCGACAGGTAACTTAACACAAAGTAAAGTAGCCGACAGATATACAAGACTTCACGGTTCAAACAAACATCGTGTTGGCGGAATGGGCGGGTATGACTCAAATTATTACATGCATCAAAATCGTATGCAGTTATATACTGACTACGAAATGATGGATAAAGATCCTATCATATCTTCAGCTTTAGACATATATGCTGATGAAGCAACATTAGCAGATCAGTTTGGAGATATTCTCACAATTAAATCATCAGATAGTAGAATTCAAAAAATTCTTTACAATTTATTTTATGATGTAATGAACATTGAATTCAATCTTTGGCCATGGATTCGTAACATGGCAAAATATGGTGATTTCTTTTTGAAACTGGATATTGCTGATGAGATTGGTATTTTAAATGTACGTCCGTTTTCTTCATATGAAATTGAGAGATGGGAACAATTCAATGATAATACGGGTGAATATGATATTAAATTTAGACATATTGTTTCAGAACAACTTACATATGATGTATTTGAAATAGCACACTTCCGTAATATT